TATGCCCTCGGGCGGCAAGGGAGCACCGCTGCGCTGCAGCGCGCGCAGGCCTTCGGCGATGCCCTTCGCCTCGAGCTGCAGCATCCGCGCGTTAATTTGTTCCGGTGAGGTCTGATCTACGGCGCGCGCAAGCTCGCGGGCCACCGCGCGCGGCTTGTACCTGGTCGCAAGCGCAAATCCCTGCATGCCCGCGCCTAGAACCGCGCCGCCTACGAACCCAAGGCCGACGCCAAGCGCAAAGTCCTCGAACGTGTACTCCAGGCCGTACTGCTTGCGGAACGCGGCGACGCCGGACTGCATCCAGACTTCTGCGCCAGCGCCGACGAGGCCCTCGAACAACGCGCGCTTGCCTACCTCCCGCAGCAGCGACTGCGACGCGAAATTGGCTGCCCCGCCGCCCATTAAGACAGTAGCCGCCACCCCAGGGCTCCCGAGAGCGCCCTGCAGAAGGTCTTGCCCCATCGCGGCGGCCGCGCCGGCTAGGCTACCCAGACTGCCGCTGGTCGTCTGCGACCTGGCCTGTAGGTCAGCGCGGCCGGCCTCCACAGTCAGGATGCGCTCGCGCGTCTGCCGGCGCAGCGTCTCTGTGTCAAGCGGCTCGTAGCCGAAGTTTGGGTCGGCCGCGCGCTGGCGCAGTATCGCCTCGTTCAATGGCTTTAAGGCATTTTCCTGGAAACGCCAATACGTCCACGGGTCATCGACGTAAGCGTCGCCGGTAATGAGAAGGTTGGTGCCCAGATATTCGTCGATATCTTCGCCTCGCGCGTTTAGGTCGCGCACAAGGTCGCGAACGACATCGTTAAACGCGTTGCTTTCGGCGGCGCCCGAGAAAACAACGCGGAACGTGTCGAAAGAACTGGCAAACGCCTCGCCAAATCCCATCTGCGGGCCAGGCGTCACCGCCGCCTGCAGCGCTAGCTCCGGGTTAGGCGCGAGCGACTGCATGCTGGGCTACCGCTGCCCCAAGCGATTGCTGAGGACGATGTAGAGCTCGAGCAGCGGCACCTGGTAGTTGTCTAGGTACCGCATGCCGTCCGGCGCGAGCAGGTACGCGAAATTGGGCACGCCGGTGGCAGTAAAGGCTGTGTCAGCCAGGCTACTCTCTTTCGCCGCGCCCTGCGCGGTCTGGGGCAGGTCGTCAGACAGTCCGGCCTGGCGTCGCGCCTGCTGCAGGTCCGCAAACGTGATTTTGCCGCGCTTATCCTCCAGGTATTCGAACGCGCTGACCGGCATGCCTGGCGGCAGCCAAACCTTGAACGCCTGCTTAGTCACCGGGTCTTTTCCCTCGGCTTCGACAATTCCGCCGGCGACGTGCTTCTCCCCGGTGTAGGTTGCGCCGAGCACGCGCTGCTGAGCGCGCTCGTACTTCTTTTCCGTTACTTCCCCAGTCCCGGCTTCGGACAGCAGCACGGCCTCAGTAGCCTGCTGCAGAAAGCCCCGGTCAGCTGAGAGAATGTTGACGCCGCCGCTCGTCGTTAGCTTTTGCGACATGTTACGGTCGAACCCCGGCGCGTAGACGAGACTTACGCCTGTCGCCTTTGCGGTGACGCCCGCCACGATATCGCGCGCGAGCGCTTGGTTGCCCATGGCGTAGTGGTCGGCCGCCACGAAATAAACGCCGCTGTCGCTTGCTACCTGGGCGAGCGCCTCTTTGCCGACTTGGCCGCCGCCCTTCAAAAAACTGGCGAATAGATCTAGCTTGTCGGCTGGCGACACTGCGGGATCAGAGATGAAGCGTGTCACGACTGCTTTTTCGTTTTGGGTGAAGTAGTTGCGGTTGACGCCGTAGGTTCCCGCAAGCTCGACAACGGCGGAGAAGCGCTGCGTCAGCAGATCCGGGTTGCGCATGTCGTCGAGCGTCAATAGCGGAATGTGCGACCTACGGCTAACACGGTTGTGGTAGCTCACTACGTCGGCACTCGCCTGAGATTGGCTAGACTGAGCAATCTGCTGCGCCAGGCCGGCGAGCTCGTTAGTTGCCTCGGTGCCACCCACGCGCAGCAGCTGCGTCGCCAGCTCCTGTTGCGCCGATGGCGGCATGTTCCGCATCGTCGCTACCAGATCGACGCGCCTCCCCAACTCATCGAGCAGGGCGTTCGTCTCGGGATCGCCCAAGGCGCGCGCGCGTGTCGCCAGCTCACTCAGCACCTGCGGGCTAGGCTCTATTAGATCTTTCAGCTGGTTCTGGTGCGACCTAATATCTGCACGCAGATCTGCGGTGGCCGCCCTATAGCTAGCGTTGCCTGCAGTTATCTGCGCTTGCATTTCGGCGGCCAGCGTCTTGCGCGCATCCCCGGTCAGCCTGCCTGCTAGTGTCTTGTCGCCGGACACGGCTTTCCGAAAATCAGCGAGATAGGCGTTGCGGTCGGGCGCGCCAGCAAACTCTGCGCGGATACGCGCTACGTTGCCGAGCATCTCGAGCTTGAGAACGTCGCGCTCGATGTCGTCAGGGTCACGCCCAAGAGCGCGCTGGCTCTCGCGGTAAGACGTTAACGTCGCGCTTAGCAGGAAGTCAGGCATCTGCTCCCCGCCGATCCGCTCAACCGTCTGTTGCACTTCGTGCTGCAGTCGGATCTGCCGCGCTTCGTTTTCCTTCGCTTGCTCCTTCAGGTAGGCGCCAGAGTACGAGAGGAAGGCAGCGTTGCCCGCGATCTGCAATGAGTCGCCAAGGCGCTGAGCCGCCAGTGGATCGAGCTGCCCGATGGCCTCCGAGTAGCCGTCGATGATACTGCCGATCCGCGCGTTTAGTTCCTCCGGCAGACCCTTGCTCTCAACCCAGTCAAAGTGCGCCTGGTTGATAGCAGTGCGCGCGTCTGTCTCGATGCGCGACGACGATGCAGCGACGGCTGCGTCATACGCGTTGCGGTCGTAGATCGTCGTCGGCACCCTCTCAGAAAAGCGCTCAAGCGTTTCCTGCGGCGCGGTTGCACCCGCACGCCGCCCCTCGAGGCGAGCGCGCTCCCCGAGCGACTGCGCAGCGAACTGCACGACGCGATCCGCCTGCTGGCTGATTGTCTGCCCCTGGCGCTGTGCCTCGCGCAACGCCGCCGGGTCTACCTGGCGCGGCGCGGCCACGGCTGCAGACAGCCGGGCAGAGGGCTCTAATGTCGGGTAGCGCGCCATCAGCGCATGCCGCCAATCATCTTGTATTGGAACGCACCGGCGGCAAGCGACCCTGCGGCGTTGAACATGCCGGTGGTCGCTGCGGTCCTGCCGGCCTGGCGGTAGATGTTGGCTTGGTACCGGCCGCCGGCTTCTGCGATGCGCGCGTTTTCCTGCGCCAGCAGCGCGTTATCGACTTGCGTAGCGTAGTCCTGGTAGCCCTGGCTGATGTTTGCGTCGATCAGGCTGCCGGTGCTGCCGCTAAAAGGGTCCAGGCTGCCCTGCGCCGCGCGAGCGTTGATCGTCGCCAGGTTGCGGCGCATCTCGAGCAGATGCTGCGTGCCTGCGTCTTTGTATGCGATAGCCTCTTGCCGCGCGCGCAGGGCGTCCGCCTTGCCTTGTATGGCCGCCATTTGCGCTTGCGCGTTGTACTGCGCCTGCGCTGCCTGACCCGCGCGGATCTGACCCGCTGCAGAAAGGAGAGACGCTGCGACGAGTGCTACTTGCACTACTGCCCCACACTTACTTTGTAGTCGAGACTCAGAAGGTGCAAAGCAAGCGGAACGGTCTGGCTAACCGTGATAGCGACCTCTTTGTTGAAGCCAAGCAACGGCCCGATTGTTTTGACGCCGGTAAACGGCGCGACTGCTGCGTCGAGGACGCTTTCGCCAAACTGCCGAAACGCAACCAGCTGCCCGTTCACGCTCATGGCCTGGCTTTGGTAGACCTCGGCGTTGACCTCGAGGACGCGCTTGCGGAAGCCCTTAAGGTTGCCGCTCGCGAGGCGCGGCTCGAGCGGCATGGTCTTGACTGTGACTGTGTACGGCAGGCCAACCTGGTAGCTGGTCGTGCTGGCGCGGTCGAAGGTAACGGTTCCGCTTGCGACGGTTTTGTCGGCCTGCACCATGCCGTCCACAATTACGTTTAGGGACTTTGCCTCGAGGTGCGACGCCGAACCGGTTGCGCTGGCGCTGGCGCTGTAGACGCCGCTATCGGTCGTCAGCGACGGATCGAATAGCTCGACGTAGTACACGTCGGATCCGTTTACACTACGCTTCACGATTGCGTAGGTGGTATCGACATCGACGCCGATAGCCTTGAACTCACCGTCGGTCGTGAAACGCGACGGCGCGACTACCTGCTGCGCGCGGAGCAGCGAGAAAACAGCAAGCGTGCCGTCTGTCGAGTTGACGATGAACAGGCGGTCAGCTTCTTCGGTTGATGTCGCGCGACGGATAGCCATATCCGTTGGCGCTTTGAGCAGGTGGCCCGACAGCAACGAGATATTCGCCGTCGTATAGCTCTGCTCGACGTCGGTAAAGAGCAGCTCGTTGAGCTGTTTACCCTGGCGCTGTACGAACAGGGTTCCGCTGTCGAGCGCTGCGACGGGCACGCCTGGCTTAATCCCATTCCGCGTCGCGACTTTGGTCGTCAGGTTGGCCGGCGTAATGGGCTCCCCGACATTCTGTGGGATGTAGAACTCGCCTCCGCTCGTGAAGATCTGCAGGTCGCGGCCGCTGTGTATATCGACGATCTCGTTCAGCTGGTTAGTGGTCAGCGTCGCCGCAACAGCTCTGTCGTCTAGCCCCTCTCCGAAGTCGAAGTCGAAATAGCTGGACACGACGCTCCCGTAGAACGTCGTGGGCAGGCTTTTAGTGCCGCCGAAAAACAGCCTTCCTTCGTGGAATGTGACACTTTTTGGGTACCCGCGTCCGACACTCCAGGCGTCCTCGTAACCAGTCTCAAGCTCCCAATCGCCGCTTGCGATGGCCGTCGTGTCAAAGAACGCGACCTCCATGTACGCCTTGACGACTGTGCTGCTGACGTACTCGACGATGCGGCCGCGACCGAAAGTCTGCAGCGCATTTATGTATTGGCCGACGTTGCCGGCGCTAAATACGCCGGCGGACGCGGTGATCGTGACGTTGCCCGTCGCGGCGCTTGGCGTAATGGTCGCAGCCGGGTTGCTCGTGCTGGCGGTGTACGCGTACTGCGGCACGTTGTCGAACGCGATAGTGGTCGCGGTCCATGTACTATGGCTGCCGCCGCGCACGATCTTGAGTGGGGCTAGATCCTCGTGAACAAAGATGATCGTGTCGGCGGCCTGCGCATAGCGTAGGCGCGCGAGCATGCTGCTGGTGATCGAGCTGACAGCCAGGTAGTCGTTGCCGCTGCCGTTGATGTTTGTGACGAGAGCACCGTCGCGAAATATGTATATGCGCTGATTAACCAGCGCGAACATGTAGCTGTCATCCGTGTTGAACTCGAACGGCACGAGGCGCACGCCGTTCTGCGGCGCGGCGGCGGATGGAAGCTGGTATATGTACTTGAGGCCGTCGCGTCTCTTGGCGCCGCCCTGTGGCAAAATAAAGACGTTAGTCGCCGTTTCGAGCGCGTTGTAATACTGCTCTAAGTCGATGCGCGAGCGCAGGAGGGGGTCCATCTCGCCGGCGCTGAAATTAGTCTGGATGCGAACGACACGGCTCACGTCGCCCTCGCGCTAACGAGCGGGTAGTTAATGAAGGCTTGGGTCGGCTTGCTGCCGCCATCCGCGCTCATGGCTACGCGCATCATGCCGCCGCGCATGTTTTCTGAGGGCGAGCCAGCCGCTAGCACCTGGAAGTATTGGGCCTTCGTGATTTGGTCCGTGACCGGTTCGGCGAAATGCCAGGCGAGCCAGTATTTCAGAAGCTGCACAAAGTAGGTCGGCATCACATCTTCGGAAGGCCGAAACTGATAGTCGATGTAGACGGTGCTGTAAGAAGTCAGCACATCGCGGCCGTAGACCTCCCAGCCGGTTGCGACCGGGCTTGTGCCGGTGCCGGCGCCAGGGAACAGCGCGCGCGGCCCACTGCCGATCAGATCACTTGGCAACGGGTATGCGTAAAGCCACTCGTTTGTTGGCGCATCGACGCTGCGGGCCAGCTGCACCTTTTTGACGCTGAAGCTCCAGGGGTAGGACATCAGCACGATGTCGCGCAGGTCGTCGTAGAGCCTGTCGCAGGTTTGAGCTGCGTCGGTGCCTTCGGAGAATGAGGAAAGGGGCGAAGCCCCAAGCATGATTAACGCGTCGGAACAAATGCTGAGTTTTGTGTCGCCAGTTGCCACGCCGCGCCGCCCCTATTGGATAGGAGGCGGGGGAGCCGAAGCCCCCCCGTCGCCACAGTTAGTCGGTGTCGGTTTCGGCGATTACGGTGCCGTCCGAGCAATCAACGACGCCAGAGGCGTTACTGAGCACGATGCACCAATGCGCTGTCGGCGTGTTGCTGTCCACGACGAGGATAACGTCGCGCACAGACACTTCGTTCGACACGGCGTTGAAGTAGCCGCTCGCACGAACCGTCGCGATTGCGTCGGTCGAAGTGTAGGACCAGATCGCCGGAGCGCTGCCCTTCTTGGACTGGCCCCCGATGGGGTTCCAGCCAGATCTCGCAAATGCCATCTTAGGACTCCCTGCAGGTGATTTTGACGATGCCGCCCGCCGTGGTGTCCTCGATGGCGACCGCGCCGGCACTGAACATCGAGCCGACCAGGAAGCTGGTTTTTTCGGGGACGTAATCGACGCGCGACTGCTGGTTCATCGACATGCCAAGCCCAACGGCGTTCTTGTGGAACGCATAGGCGATGCGGTCGTTGGACCCGTCGATGGTCAGGCCGCCTTCGTCCATGTCGCCGATCACGACGATGCGAAAGCCCATGTAGGTGTTGACGCTGCCGTCGAGCAGATTGCGGGTTGACACGAAATCCACGCTGGTCGCCTGGGTTTCGCCAAGCAGCGCGTTGAGGCTGTTCGCATGGATCAGCAGCACGCGGTCAGAAGCCGGGACGTTGTTGGCGTTGAGCTTCTTCGCCGCTTCGCGGATCTTCGCGACATTCATGTCAGCAGCCGAGCCGCCCCCGCCAATGGTGTTGGCGACAGTGGCAGGCGTAGCCGCATCGAGCGCGTCGATGACGACCTGATCCATGCGGCGACCGATTGCGTTGCCGACCAGCTCAACCAATTCCGCGCGGTCGTTAAAGTTGACGTGCGACTGGTTGAAGATGTCGGAATACTCGAACGCACCGTAATCGACCATAGTCGCGGTTGCCTGCGAGTAGGTCGCGTTGATCGGAACAACGTCCGACTGCGGCGTCCGGATCGTCGCGGTGCCTTTGCCCAATTTTGGGAACTTGACGGTAGATGCGCCTTGAGCGTCGCGTTCGCGGACGAGGCCGGCCAGCTTGCGCGTGGCCTGGTACTTCTGCTTAACCTCGGCGTCGAACAGCGTCGTGAAGGCGGTGCTCACGGAAAGAGCCATTGCTTCACTCCTAGTTGATGTTGCTGTTGTCTTGCGTCGGTTGTCCGCGTGGGCCGACTGGATCTCTTGGCGCCGGCCTCGCGGTTATCGGCCTGCTCGTGCTAGCACAGTCTTGAGCCGAGCGCTGTAACCGAAACTAGCCAGGGTATGCCTCGCCGTTCATCTCGTAGACGAGGCGCTCGACCTTGCGCGTGTAGTCGCGGTCCTTCCCGTAGCGCGCGTCCGCCATCATGCTCTGCACCGTCACCATGTCGGCGCCGCCGGCGTCCTCGACGACGACGCTAGGCACGTCCCGCTCGTTGTAGGAGCGGCGTATCTTGTTGAGCGCGATGACCACATCGGCGCTCGTGCTGGCATCGGCGAGCGCCTCCAGCTCGCCCCTACTAATGACGCCGCTAGTCTGCAACCGTTGCAGCCACGCGTCGGTGCTCGCGATGATCTTGTCGCCGTTCCTGCCCAGGCGCTGCAACTCCTGGCTCCGCTGGTACTGCTGCTGGTCGGCGACAATGCCCTGCTGGTCGATGTAAAAACGCACCAGCTGCTCGTAGTCGCCCTGCGACAGCTTCATGTCGCGCGCCATCGCGTTAAAAGCGGTCAGGGCTTCGTCGTCAGGCGCAATCTCGACGCCCACATCTTCCAGGCTGTAATTGCCGTCCTTCGGCGCTTTATGCTTGCCGCTGTCCATTTTCGCCCGCAACTCGCGATATGAGTGCAGCAGCTTATCAGCCGCCAGCTCGCCCTTTTCCGCGTCCCAGAACTGCTCTGGTACGTCGTCTGGGCGTTGCGCTGCTGTTTCTGCCGCAGGGCGATCAGTCGTGATCTGGTCGTCGTCATCCGAAACAAATACAGGCGTCTCGTCGCTTGCCGGCGGCGCATCTGCTTGCTGTGTGGTGTTTCGGGATAGAAGGGGGGAGGTTTCATCGGCCGCTGGCGGGTTGTCGATGTTTTCAGTCATCACTCTCTCTGGCTCTTGTTATGCGACGCTCTATTTCTCGCACCAGGCTATTCTGGCCTTCGCGCGCGTACCCGTGGCTCGCGTCCTCGCCTGGGTACCAGGTGGGCTGCTCGATGGTGATGCCGCGCAGGTGCGCGAGCAGCTTCTTGCCGTCACGCGTCGAGAATACGCGCAAATGTAGCTTGTCCAGGTCGCTTGCCTGCTGCTTGGCAGGCGCGGGCGCGGTGCGGAGTAGCGCGTCCCACGTCATTTGCGCCCGACCCAAAACAGGACAGCGGTGAGGAGCACGATCAGAGTTGCGCTGCCGAGCGCAATGTCGAGCACCATGCCGCCCACTAAGAAGTCGCCGCTAACGCCCATCACTTTTCCCCTTGTTGCGCTTTGAGATCGCAGCAGCCTTGCGACGTGCATCGGCCTTCGAGCTTGCTCCCCAGGCCTGCAGCGACAGCAGCAAGCGAGTAGGCTTTCCGTTTTTGCGCTCTGGGCCGGGCATGTTGCCCATGCGCGCCAGAAACGAGGCGCGGCGCGGGTTGTCGCCAGCCTTGACCGGCGCTTTTAGGTCGCTGCCTGGGTTCTCGCGCTCGTAGGACCGGCGGCCCTTTTCGTTGAGGCCGCCCGCCGGGTTCTTGCCGGCCTTACGCGTCCAGGCTGCGGATTTCATGCCGGCGGCGCCTCGGCTTGCTGTTGCTGCATGGCAGCCTCAGCCGCCTCCTGCATCTGCGCCATCATCGCGGCGCGCTCGTCTTGCGTCGTGAGCACGCGAGCCGGCACCCCGAGACGGTCAGCAATGAACGCCAGCGTGCGCTCTTGGTCGATTGCCATAGCGCCCATTGGCCCGAGCTGCTGCGCGATTTGCGCGAACTGCAGGATGCTCTCGAGCTCCTCGCTATTCTGCGCCTTCGCGAGCGGCGAGACAGGCACGACCTTGACCGCTTGACCATCGACGCGCAGCGGCATGTCGATCAGGTTTTCCTGGTCCATAACTTTCAAGATGCGACCGACAAGCGGCAGCATGCACTCTGTCATCATGCGGCCGAACGCCGCCCCCATATTCGCCGCCAGCTCCGACATGCGCGCGCCGATTTCGGTCGCGCTGCGCGCGCTCATGGTGTCGGGCGGGAGGCTGTCGTCGAGCAGGACGCGCTTGATAGCCAGTGTCAGATCCTGAATCACGAGCTGCGTTAGGTTCACGTCGCCAGCGCGAGGCACAGGCGCAAGGCTGGGGCCGGATGGCCCACCGTTGCGCGCGACAGGGATGATAGCGCCAGGCTCGATGTTGATATTCTGCGGGTTCAGCACTCCGTCATCGGCGGCTGTGTACATGCCTGCAATGTTGATGCTGGCGTTTTGCAGCAGCATGCGCTTCGTCGCGTTAAGCGTTTTGATGTCGGGCAGCGCAGTGACCAGCACGCCCCGCCCCATCGTCTCGCCGGCCGCGACCATGTAGCGCGACACGATCCAGGGCGAGCTGTTCAGCTCGCGATAAACCAGCTCCTCGCGCTGGTCCGGCCAGATCAGGTGGTAGCAGTAGTAGTCCTCGTCCGGCATGTAGACTGTCGCCTCGATCAGGTCTACTTCCTCAACCGGGTTCTCGACAAGCAACTGCTGCAGACGGTCCGGCAGCACAGCGTCAGGCCACTCCTGCTGCAGAGCTTCCACCTTGATACGGTGCTTGCGGTACACGTTGTCGATCTGGCCGTGCGGACCGGCCTCGAGCGCGACAAGAAATTGCGGCACAGCCTCAAACCGCACAGGCGTCATCTCGTCGCCTGCGGATACTTTCATCACAGCCGTGCCGACTGCCAGGTCCAGCAAGAACTCGCTCATCGCCAGGTCGAAGTTAGTGCGACGCAGGACGGCAAACATACGCTCGTTGTAAATGTCGAGCGCTACTTGCAGGTCGTCGCGCTTGTCCTCTGGGATGTCGTCGCCGGCCACGAGTCGGCACCAATTACGGTACGGCGGAAAGATTGTGCTCTGCAGGCGGTTGGCGAAGCGCTGCGTCGAGCTGATCGCCGTGCTGTCGAACACGCGATCCATCTTGCTTTGGCCTGGCGAGCGGCCCTCGTAATAGCTGTAGAGGTTGCGCTGCGGAAGCGCGAACTCGTAGCACTCCTCGTAGATCGAGCGCCACTGCTCCTTGCGCGCCTGCGCGCGCTCGTAGCGCCGCAGCAGCTGGTCTACCGGTATCGGCATCTAGCCTAGGGTTGACTTGAGGCCGAGCTGCGCGTCCGCACGATCCGGCGAAAGAAGCAGCCGCATGCCAGTGCCGCCCCGCGCTCTGCGGGACGACCGACGCGCGCGGTCAGCCGCTGCCGTTTTCTGCATTTCGGTTTTCTGCTGCGCCTCAGCGCGCTGCTCTTGCTTGACGACGATCTCCTCTTGCCGCTTCTGGCTCTCGGCGATTGCCGGATCCGGCGGCGGCGGTTTCGGTTTCTTTAGGACTGCACCCATCGTCGTATAGCCTCGCCATCAGGTAGTAGTCGTCGCCAGTCGGCCCGTATCGGCGCATGACGCCTTCTTCCTCGAATTTAAGCCACTCAGCAAACCGGACGGCTGACGAGAATGATACCTGCACGCTCACCTGGCACCGGTGCAGCGCCATAGCGGTACCAACCTCGTCGAAATACTGGCGCGCAATCCGAGCCACAGATACCGCGTGGGTGCCAACGTGGCGGTCGCGCAGCATCCAGGCCTCGGCGTTGCCTTTGCAGTAGACGACCAAGCCCCAAGCCGCCCACACAATCCCATCGTACAGCGCGGCGTAGGCAGGCCCGGACGCCAGCTGCGACTCGAACTGCCGCATCATGGAGGGGTCGGCGTCGAATAAGCGCTGCTGCAGCGGGTGCAGGCGCATGCCCCGTATATGCCGCATCTCGGCCCTAACACAGATGGCACCGCGCGGCAGGCGCGGCTTGAAGCCGTCCATCAGCGCGCCTCACACGCGCGGGCGTCAGGTTTCATCAGCCGCATCGTACTCGTAGAAAACAATCAGCTTGCTCGCGCTCAAGTGTTCGGCCTCAACCGCCCTACAGTCCGGGCACGGCAGTTCGTCGACGGCATGGACGTTCGCATTGAAGATCGCGTACCAGTGCAGCCGACACGCCCGACACCTGAGCAGCGCAACACGCGAGCCGTCGTCATGGCTGTGTTGCCGTTTCTGCGCGAATGGGACGACGCGCAGGTCACTCATTGGTGATCGCGATGTTCTTCTGGTGCGCCCGCGCCATCGCAAGCAGCGGCTCTTTCCACTGGGCCCAGAACCGCAGCGCGTCCCTCCCGTCCATGGCAAAAATCTGCTCGTCGGTGAACGCGGCCCATTCCTCAGTCCGGTGCACCTGGCAGCCGATTTTGATATGGGCGTCGGTCACCATCACCGGCCATGTTGAGCCGAAGATGAAAACAGGCGGAATCGTCGCTTTCTGGTCTTGGCCGAGGTCGGCATCCGCGACGCATGTCCGATGCGACGACCCCGTGGTGAAAACGACCGCGCCGTTTGCGAGGTCAACGATCTGTCTCATCGACGCCCCACGACCTGCGGTTCATTACGTCAAACTTCGTAAACTCACTCACTCGCCCTCGCAACTGCGTTTTAGCCATGCCGCCTCGCAAAAAAGTTTGAAAAAGCCAACAGGGGTAGTTAAGATTTGCATACCTCCACTGTAGTAATCCTCCCATACCTCGCCGGCGGCCCACAAAGTCGCCGGCGTTTTCTTAGAGCACCCGGAAATCCATTTTGGCGCGCATCGGTTGCTGCGGCCGAACGTAGGCGCCACGGACGAGACGCCTGTGCTCGCCGCCGCCCAGCAGAAGATAGCCGAAGGCGTCGCCGACATGGCTGTGCTGATCCTTATGCGGCGCATCGCGGAACCTGTCAGTACCGCCGCTAATGCCGACGCGCTTGAAGTGATAACCGCCAGCCAGTGACTTGCGCAGGCGGCGGCAATCTTGGTGCACCAGCAGGCCAGGCTTGCCGTTGACGAGGCGCTGCATCGGTGCTGCCGCGCTTTCACGCCGCACCTGGAAGTCGTTGCTGGCCGTTGGCTGCGCGTGCAGGCCCAGGCTGCGCAGGTGGTCGAAGCTCGTCACCTCGAAGATCTGGTCGCGAGCGCCGCCTGCGGGGTCGCCCCATACCTCCGGCTTGCAACCGGAAAAGCGCGTGTTCAGCTCGTAGAGAAGGTGCTGCGCAAAGCGCTCGAGGCCCATGTCCTCCGTGACCAGCTCGTGCAAAATATGCCAGGCGCCAGCTGCAGTGCGCTGGCCGAAAACGGCTGCAGGCGTCAGGCCGAAGTCGAGGCCGACGTGGACCGACGCAGACCTGTCTACCTCGATGCTGTCAGAAACCATCGTCACGTCGTCGTACTCCGGCCAGACGGGCCGGCCCTCCTTGACGAAAACGTACTGCCCCGCGACGTAGCAGGAGATCCAGTCTAGATCCTTGCCACCCAGCTGCTGCTCGTAGTAGCCCGGCGCCAGGTTGTTGATGTTCTCGGCCTTTGGATTGACCTGCCACCACCTGCCGGCGCCAGGGACGGCATCCGGTGCGTCAGCCTCGACCTGCACCATGCCGGCCGGCTGCTTGAAGAAAGTCCACTTGTACCGGCCGCCAATGGGCTCCTTCTCCGCCAGGCGGTACCACCAATGGTCGTCGTCCATCGGGTTCGTGTCGGCCCAGATGCCGCGCCACGGAGCGCCGCCGTTCGCCTTGGTAGGGTAGCGGCCTACACGATGCGTGAGCCCCTGGACAACAGCCAGCGGCAGTTCGCGCGCCTCGTTGATCCAAGCCCCCGTCAGCTCGAGCGACAGCAGCTTGCGCACGTCCTTCGGCTTGTCGAGCGCAAGAAAAATAACTTCGCAGTCGAGGCCAGGCACGCCGTCGCGCGGCGGCAACTGCAGGTGATGCGTGATCGGCGGCGACCAGCGCAGCGGCCCCCAGCGGTTCTCGGGGAAAAGATCTGTCCACGTCTTGAGCGTAGTGGTGCGCAGCTCCGGATAACTGTTGCGCACCACTACGAAGCGGGAGTAGCGCGTGTTGTCTAGCGGGCTTGGCGGCTGTTTCGCCGCACGCAACAGCACCTCAGCGGCGCACGCGTAGCTCTTGCCGCTGCCGACCGGCCCGAGCAGGCCGCGAAAGAAGCTGTCGTCCTGCAGGAAGCGCCAGGTCGTAGCCGACTGCGAGAAGTCCAGGTCAAGGCTCTCGAGCGGATCGGCCTCAGCAACGCGCTTGCGGCGAGGGCTGCGATCAGTATTCGACCTAGCCACGCCGCACCCCGATCCCATCCGCCGGCACCACTTCTAGCTCGTGGTCGAGCGCCAACAGCAGCGCCTGCACCGTAGCTACGTTAGCCGCGCGCTGGTTGAGCTCGATGCGCAAAACTGTAAGCGGGTGCACGTCAGCCTGCGCCGCCAGCTCGTTGCGGCTCCAGCCGCGCTCCTCCCGCAGCTCCCGTACCACGGCGCCGAGCCAGCTAATCGGTACTGGCGTCATCGTCCACAACCTCGTAGCCCACGACCTCCGGCCCACGCAGGTTAATGCCGATCAGAGCCGGCCTGCGGCTATCCGCCTGCGGCTCGAGCAGCTGGTGGTGCTTAGCCAGCAGGCGAAGCGCTGCGTGCTTGTCGTGCAGCTCGACCTCGATGCTGTTGCCAAATTG